TGCCCGTAATGTCCATATTATATGTAATCTAGGTAACAGTTTTGTTATAAAGCGTTCGTTTTAGGTATTTGAACGGGTTAGTATATATGTAAGGATATGAGCGGTACACGGAAGCGAATATCCTTCCCGCTCGGCAGTCTATGGGACTGCCTCGCTTTTCTTTAGGGGGTAGCGAAGCGCCTAGAGGCGCTGAGCGAAGGGGGATTATTATGGAGGATTTATATGGCTGCCAAATCAGGCTCTGAGCATCATAATGTTGCCAGACTTAAGGAGGCAAAGTCCAAGGTTTTAGATTTCGTCCGTCAAGGGTTAGACCTGCAAGACGCCCTGGCTAGGGCTGGCAGGAAGCCTGACGTGATGAAGGACTGGCGGAAAGACCCTAAGTTTGTCAAAGAACTTGAAGCCGCCAGGGAAGAAGGCGAGCGCACCCTCAGCATCGTCACAGGGGATGCCAAGTACAAGATAGGTTTCGAGCAGTTCTCGGCAGAGTTCTTAGACTCACCCATCTTTCCTCACCATAGGTCCTGGATTGATGTACTTGAGGGGCGTGAGCCGTCTTGGTTACATCCAGCGATGACCTATGAGCCTTCGAGCACCAAAAGGTTGCTGATTAATGTCCCGCCCGAGCATGCCAAGTCTACCGTCATCACGGTCAACTACTGCGTCTATCGGATTGCGATGGACCCGAATGTCAAGATTACGATTGTCTCTAAGACTCAAGAACGCGCTAAGGAGTATCTCTACTCCATCAAGCAGCGTCTGAGCCACGAGCGCTGGTCTAAACTCCAAGCCGTCTACGGTTCTGCTGGAGGATGGAAAGAGGACGCAGATACCTGGAAGGCTGACCGTATCTACCTCAGCCGCGACTCCACCGAGAAGGACCCAACCGTACAGGCGCTAGGTATTGGTGGTCAGATTACTGGTGCCCGTTCTAACCTGATTATCCTAGATGACGTTGTGACAACCTCCAACGCTCATGAGTGGGAAAAGCAACTCCTCTGGCTACAGCGAGATGTTGTTACCCGTCTGGGTGATAACGGTAAGTTGCTTATTGTGGGGACACGTATTGCCTCTAATGACCTTTACAGGGAAATCCGTAATGGTGAACATTGGAGTAACGGTAAGACCCCCTTCACCTATTTTGCCATGCCCGCAGTTTTAGAACTAGATGAGGACCCAGCCAACTGGGTTACTCTCTGGGCAAAGAGCCATATACCCTGGGAGGGTTCGGATGAGACGGTACTTCCTGATGAAAACGGTCTATATCCTAAATGGGACGGACCAGCACTCTATCGAAGAAGGAGTGAAGTTTCTCCGTCAGCCTGGGCACTGGTCTACCAACAGCAAGATGTACAAGAAGATTCTATCTTTGCCCCTGCGTGTGTCCAAGGTTCGCTCAACAGGATGCGAAAGCGTGGTCCTCTAAAGCCAGGCGCCCCTGGACATCCTAGAGAACGCGGTTCCTGGTACACCATTATGGGTCTAGACCCTGCGATGACAGGAAATACTGCGGCTGTTGTGATGACAGTAGACCGCAATACGCGTCAAAGGTACATTCTTGATGTTGTCAATATGACAGAACCTACCCCAGCCAAGATTCGTGAACTGATTAATGACTGGGTCGAGAAGTACCAACCACAAGAATTACGAATTGAAATCAATGCTCACCAGAAAGCCTATGCGCTTGATGATGACTTGCGTTCATTCCTTGCCTCAGTAGGGGTTAGATTCTCTAGCCAGTTTACAGGTAAGAACAAATGGGACACATCTTTCGGTGTTGCTGCTATGTCTGGTCTCTTTGGGACTGTACGTAACGGTGTGCATCAAGATGACAACCTGATAGAACTTCCTTCTCAGGATGGTTCTGAGGGTATTAAGTCATTGATACAACAATTGATTACTTGGAAGCCTGACACTAAGGGTAAGACCGACTGTGTGATGGCTCTGTGGTTCTGTGAACTACGCGCCAGGGAAATCATTGGCAGTAACAACTTTAACCAGAGTCACGTTGTAAACAGATGGGCTACAAGAAAACAACTCGAACAGCGTTACGTGATGAACGTAAACGACTACGAGTTCTCAGTGCGATGTACGAATGCAGGATATCCTTGCTGTACGCAAAGGTGATATGGGTCAGATTTATCCTGACTTGTTCCCTGAAGGCATGGACAAACCCATGGTGGCTAACTTCGTTGATGTCGCAGCACGCGACTTGGCTGAGGTTCTAGCACCACTTCCATCATTTAACTGCGCTACAAGCAATGTCAATAATGACCGCGCTCGTGCTTTTGCTGATAAGCGCACCTTGATTGCCAACAACTATGTTTACAATTCACGCCTACAGTCACAGATGTACTGGGGTGCTGACTGGTATTTCTCATACGGCTTCTTGCCTGTCTATGTAGAACCTGATTTTGATTCTAACCTTCCACGTATCCGTGTTGAAGACCCAATGGGTGGTTACCCAGAGTTTGATAGATTTGGTCGTTGCGTAGCATACGCAAAGCGTTACTTCAAGACTCTTGGTGAACTAGCAGTAGATTACCCAGAGTACGCACCTATCTTGCTTGGTCGCGATGGTTTCAATCAAGACACCAGCATGAAGGTTGAGATGATTCGCTATAGTGATGCGAATGTAACTGTATTGTTCTTGCCAGACAGAGGCAACCTCGTTCTTAACTACGCGGCAAACCCTCTTGGCAAGATGAATGTTTTTGTAGCACGACGTCCTTCACTTGATGAAGAAACACGTGGACAATTTGACGATGTACTGTATGTACAACTAGCACGTGCACGTTTTGCTAATCTTGCAATGGAAGCAGCAGAGAAGTCTATCCAGGCTCCTCTTGTTGTTCCAACAGATGTCGTCGACATGCCAATGGGTCCTGATGCGATTATCCGCACAGCACAGCCAGCAGGCGTAGGTCGCGTTAGACTAGATGTACCAGCAGCAGCGTTTCAGGAACAGGCTGCACTCCAGAGCGAACTTCGCTTGGGTGCACGTTATCCTGAAGGACGTACAGGAACCATTGATGCTTCAATCATCACTGGTCAAGGCGTACAAGCATTGCTTGGTGCATTCGACTCTCAAATCAAGGCAGGACAGACAATCCTGACCGAAGTGTTTGAAGATGTTGTCGCAACATGTTTCGAAATGGATGAACTCCTTTTCGATAAAGAAAAGAGCGTCAAGGGTATCGCACAGGGTACGCCGTACGAGTTAAAGTACAAACCAAGCAAAGACATCAAAGGTGACACTTCTATCGAAGTACGTTACGGTTTGATGGCAGGACTTGACCCATCGCGAGCCTTGATTTTCTCTCTTCAGGCACTTGGAGCCGATTTGGTATCTAAGGATTTCATTCGTCGTGAACTTCCATGGAGCGTAAACGTATCGCTCGAAGAACAACGAATTGAAATCGAAAAGATGCGCAGCAATCTGTCTGCTGCTGTAACAGCCACAGCGCAAGCAATACCTGCCATGGCTGCACAGGGGCAAGACCCATCTGCGCTTATTCAGAAAATTGCAGACGTTATTGAACGTCGTCGCAATGGGGACACTATCGAGGCTGCTGCGCTTGCCGTGTTCACACCCGAGCAACCTGCGCAGGCAGAGATGACCCCGCCAGGCACACAAGGACCAGTTGAGGCTACCCCGTCCCCAGTCGCTCCTGGACAACCTTCTGGTGGGGTCCCACAACAAGCACCAGATTTAGCAAGCATATTGGCAGGCTTAGGGGGATAATGTGGCAACAAAGAAGAAACCAGTCAAGAAGGTCGTAAAGAAATCAACACGACGTCCTAAGACAATCAAAGAACCAATCTTAACTAAATTAGATTTTTGGGCTATTGCCACAAAAGAAGTTTATGATTCGTTACGCAAAGCAGGAATGGATGAAAGTACTGCTTTAGCATTTGCTATGGACAGGACAAGTTATCCTGATTGGATAGTTGACCCTAAGAATCCAGAAGTTAAACCATATGAAGACGACGAAGATGAGGACTAAATATGTCAATGCAAGATGTACCTGGAGGACCAGGACGGTTTGCTCGTAGAGATGACCTCGGAAACGTAAAGAAGATTCAACGCGAGGGACGTAACATCGCAGAGGCTTCTGGTGGTTCATACGGTGAACGTGCGAGAAATCAAGAACTTGTTAGCGGAGCGCCAATGGATACACCTGAGGCAACAGCAACAGGCATGAATCCACTTGCCGCAGCAATTCCAAATCCTGATGCATTTATGCAAGGCAATGAAGCGCCCCTTTCTGATGGTGCTGAAGGCGGTCCAGGACGTGGACGTAATGCACAACAGACTCCAGTTGACGCAATTGACCAAACAGCAGTGCTAGCACGGGCTATGTTTATGGCAAATCCTGACTCAATCATTCTTGCTAACATCGTCAATGCGTTTAACGAAGAGAATCGTTAATGGCAGATTTGCAGAAATCTAATCTTTCACCCGCCATGCGGGCTTTGTATGCTAATGAAGGCGAGGCACGTAATCGTGCTATCGCGATTCAGATGTCATCACTTACGCCTGACATGTACAGAAACTTCAATGACATAACTTCTGCCTACCCTGGCATGAGTAAAGACCTAGTTATGTCTATGGTGAAGCAAGGATTATCTGCCAATACCCCTGGAATAAACAAAGTTGTATCCCTTGATGGTATTGCCCAGTTAAAAAAAGACCAGTTCAACGTAGAAAAAATCAAAAAATCTGTAAATAATGACAAAGGAATTGTCGGTTCTATCTACGATGCTACGCTAGGTAACGTTTATGATGTATTTAAGGGCGCAACTCGTGTAGGTTTTGCTGCATTGCGTGCACCGTATGACCTAGTAACTACATTAACACGTGATATTGCACAGGAAAAAGACTTTGGACTTTTTGCAAAAGACTTAGCAACCCTTGGTGGAAAAAATACACTCTTTGGTTCGCTAGTTGCAGATGTTATTGATGGCAAAGGCGGGGTAAAAACAGGGGATGGCTTTTTTATCGACCCACAAAGTCGAGTTGGTAAGGCGCAAGCCAAGGCTATGTCAGCCTATGGCAAGGTTAATGGCGAATCTTTCACCATTGGTCGTTTCGTTGCCAAGTCAATTGAGTCAAATCCAGATAAAACTGGTTACAAAGTACTGTCTGGTCTCGTTGATGCTACTCTAAACCTAGCACTTGACCCATCTATGTGGTTCGGAGCAGGTTCTGCTAGAGCAATTATCAAGGGTGGTAAAGAAGCAGCAGCGCTTAAGGCTAGTGCTAAGCAATTTAGCCCTACTGCACAGGTAGAAGAATATAATAAAGAGATTGCCACTCTTGCTAAAGAGAGCGAAGAGTTAATCGGTAAGTACACTAAGCGCAATACCAGCAAATGGATGCGCAGGACTACCGAACTACAAAGACTTGAAAAACAAAGATTTGAAACACTAGAACCTACAGTAAGCAAACTGCTTATAACTGTAGAAGATTCTTACAAAGCATTTTCTCAAGACCAGTTTGCTCAACAGGTTCTTGCCAATGAGAACATCGTCAAAGAGGTTATCTCTAATCCTGGCGTATATGATGGCGAACTACTCCGCGGTATAGATAAACTATCTGCTGAGAATGCTAACACTGTAGGTTTTACTGACGGCTACATCGTTCTAGGAGATGCCCCTAAGCCTGGAGTAATATCTTTTGGCGCACATGGCAATGCTGAGTACGCAGTTACTGTTGCTGGAGAAGAACCATTCAAACTTCTTGACCTAACAGAAGATATCACTAAACTTCCTGGCAAAGAAAAGCAGGCAGAAGTAAATCGCCGCTTACAGTTTGAAGAGTGGTTAGAAGCAGGTAAGGCAGATGCCAACCTTGCTCCTGAGGTACGTGCTGTGCTTGACCAAGTATCTTTGGCTAGCAAGAACGATGCTATGGAACTTAAAGGTTTCTCATGGGCAGTATCGGCTGCAGACCAACCTAAGACACTGGCAGATATCCTAAACACTATTGCTGCTGCTAAAGCAACAGGTGGCTCTGCTCGTGCTATGCAGTATGCGCTAGAAGGCATACAGAAGATTTGGCAATTTGACGGCATTAGCAATATCCGTGCTATCTACGGTGAGACTGGTGGCGTTATGGTTACCAATGCTAAACGTATAGCCGCAAAGAATGCGCAGGTAGGAAATGCGATTGCAGAGATTGCTGACCCTTCTAATCTTGGTCCCAACATGGCTAAGTTACTTTCTACTGTCAAGACGCTTGATGAGGATATCAACAAAACTCGCCAAGAACTTGAAGTCCTCACCAAGAACAAAGAAGCGTCAGAACAACGCCTAAAAGAAATTGATATCTTCCGTAACGTCGTAGACCAAGATGTAGAACTACGCAAGGCAATTATCAATGACCCAGAATACAAGGGTCTACGTAAGATTATTGACCTTGAAACAGGAATTGCTGAGAAGCGCATCCTTCGTGAGTGGGCTCAGAACAATGTTGGTCTTACCGCAGGTTACAATGGTGACCTTGCTACAGACTTCAGCAAAGCATTCCAGTTCATGCTTGGAAGACGCTTTACTCAGATTGCAGAAGTAGTTGCTAAAGAAACTGACCCACTAAAGGTACATAGATTCTTTGGTAAGAAACTAGATACTGAGATGGTGGCAGCACTTACTGCTGCAAAGACTACAGATGATGTCTACCGCGTATTCTTGTCGTACCTAGGTAACCCTGCTACTGACCCTAAGATATTCCGTTCAGCCACACTACGCAAGGAAGTTGCGGCACTTACCGCTAATCCAGTTGCTCGTTTGGTTAATCCAATATCGTATGTATCTTTCCGTAAGGCAGAACAACTTGACCGTATGTTCAGCCGTTATTTTGTCCGCTCTACTGCTATCAATCTAGGTGATTTGAACAATACCGTCAATAGCGTAGAGGATTGGCTAAGTTCTGCTCAGATTAAAACCGTTATTGGTAAGCAAGGGCAGGAAAAGTACATAGATGATATCTCTCGTAAGTTGTTTGCTAGCACTAGCGAGCAAGAACGAGCAAAGATTATCCAGAATGGCATGGATGACCTGATTGAAGACCTTGCTAAGCGTTTTGGTGCTGATGAGTCAACAATCAATGACCTTAAAGATGTAATTAAACTTAATGCTGTACAAAAGAACGCAGATACCACCTATACAGTAGGTAAACTCTCTGAAAACGGAGAAGTTCTTGTCTATAATGCTGGTAATGACGTAATTAAAATTGATGGCGGTCTAGCCTATTATCAGTTAGCCCAAGGAACTATGTTCCTTCCAGATACCAAAGAAGTGCTTAAAGTACTCAATAAGTATCAACTTAATGGCTTGCGTAGCAAGGCTAAAGCGGGAAGAATTCTTGCTGAAGAGATGGGTGATGTCTGGCGTACCGCACAGTTGGTATTCCGTGCATCCTATATCATCCGTAACATCGCAGAAATGCAGATGCGTCAGATGTTCTCTGGTCACGCTAACATCATTACCCACCCAATGCAGTTCATCTCTATGATGGTTGCCAACTCTGGCAAGGGTGGTAAGTTAGCGCAACGTGTTGCTAAGTATCAATTTGACCTTGGTGGCAACGCATTCAACAATGTGGAGGCTGAGGGAGAGTTCTTAGAGGCTGTCCGTGGCTACCAGATGTGGGCTTTCCGCCGTGCTTCGGTATCTGACTATCGTAGCAATAAGGGTTCTGAAGTATTTAAGGTTTACAAAGTAGTTGGTTCTGGTGATAAGAACTTCTTTGAAGGTTTAGCACACACCCTTAATCGTTGGGGTAGCGATGCCTTCAATCCTAAGATTGCTAAACTCATGCTTACTGGAGATGAAGCCGCTAAGCGTAAGTTCGTAGATGATGTAATCAACGACTTTGATAAGCCTAATAGCGATATCCGCAACTATGTACTAGGTATCTATGACCGTAACCCTGGTCTTAAAAACGTGTTCTTGCGAGATGCTGGAGTAGATGCAGAGAATATTACTAAAGCAGACCTATCACCTGAGAAGATATTCACTTTCTTCTTCGATGATGCACAAGAGCACACACTTGCTGGTCAAATGCGTACTATTGCAGGCAATGGTCCTAAGTCACATGTAATTATGGACTTGCTTGCTGATGGTAAAGTAACATTCCGTAATAATAACGGTAGAAACGTTACAATCGGTATTCCTTGGTTCGATGGACCTTTGAATTCTACACAGTTATCTGCACTAGAAAGTGCCTTCAAGAAGTCTTTGGTTGATAACTTTAGCCCAGATGACCTCTCTGGTTCAAGGGTATTATTCCAGAAAGAAAGCCTTGTAGGCGCTCCAGGCAAGAAGGAAATCAACAATATGGTTGACGCCTTCTTCAACTTATCTTCACGCCTAGAGAGCAAGTTTAACTTTGGTCCTGAATACCAGATGGCATACTGGGACTTTGTTGCTCGCTACGCTGATATGCTTAGCCTAGATGAACTTAAGTATGTTAGAAACCAAGCACTTAGAACTCTTAACCCTGTCAATATACGTACTGGAAACAAGGTTAAAGTCCTTGGTCGTAAACACCCAGTTCTTAGAGTTATTGATAGCAGATTAAAGAAGGTTGCTTCTGGCAAAGTAGAAGCAGGTACTGCAAACTGGCAGTCCATTCATCAGATGGCTGCTAGAGAAGCATCTAACTATGTTAAAGACTTGTTCTATGATGCTAGCCGTCAAAAGCAGTGGGCTCAAGCATACCGTTTAGTATTTCCGTTCGCACAGGCTCATACCAATACCATGTATAAGTGGAGCCAACTGGCTACGAGAAACCCAATTCCTTTGTATCGCTTTGCTAAGGCGTATGACGCTGCTAACAAAGAAGGCACTAACGTCATCTATGACATCTCAGGTATGGCATACGATGATGACCAAGGATTTATCTACCGTGAACCAGGCAGCACAGAGCCTATGTTCAAGATTCCACTTGCTGGAAACTTACTAGGTGCGCTTGCTGGTAAAAACCTTAATATGGCACAAGCCTTACAGGTTACAGCGCCAGTACAGTCACTTAACCTTGCTTTTGGTGCGGTTAACCCTCTAGTTCCTGGTCTTGGACCAGCAGCACAGATTCTCTTTACTTCGACAGGTAAAGTTGATGAGTTCGGTCCTGCATGGGATATCATGCGCGACATCGTTACTCCATTCGGAGCACCAGATAGTCCAGATGACATCGTATTTCCATCATGGATGCGTAAGACAATCCTCTATGCATTTGGCAATGACCAGATGGTACAGCGTGGCGTTAAGGACTGGGCTGCTTACCTAGCATCTAGCGGTGAGTATGGCGATAATCCTTTGGCTAATGACCAGACTCGTAACAGATTATTCAAAGATGCAGAACAACTCTCTAAGAGTGTTGGTTGGATGACTGCTCTATTCCAGAGCATCTCACCTGCTACACCTATGAACGAGGTTCTAGCAAAGATTAAAGACCCAGACAACAAATACCGCTTCATGACAATGACGGTTCTTTATGAACACTGGGATAGAATTTCAAAGGCAAACCCTGGCGATTACGGCGCAGCCGTACGTCAGTTTGCTGAGACTTATGGCAAGAACAACATCTTGATTGCTCTTGGAAGCACAACATCGGCTGTACGTGGTACAGAAGATGCGTGGACTTGGTTGAATAACAACCCAGATGCTGCTGCTAAGTTTGCAACTTCTCCTGGAGATGTGGTTCCGTACTTCTTCCCTGGTGGAGAAGCCTCTGTCAAGTACTATAACTGGCAGAAGCGTTCAGGTGCTCGCCGTAATCTATCTGCTACTGAAATGGCTAACGAGGCTGAAGGTCTCATCTATGCCATGATTAAGGGACAGATTGCTGAAGAGCAGGCTGCTAACGGATATCCAGACTTCTGGTATCGCCAAAAGATTGCAGAACTTGACAAAGAGTTCGGTGGTCCACCACCCGATATGGTTACAACCAATACTGCACAGGAAAAGATATTCCGAATCGGTGCTGCGTTGGAAGACCCAGCATTTACTCAGTCTCCAATCTACAGTCAGATATCAGCATTCTACCCGCAGTACATGGAGTTCCAGAACTTGCTTAATAGCCTTAATGGTGCTAACTACGCACAGATTAAAGGCAAGAGCGGTATTGCTCCACTTTTAAGAGATAAACTCGTATCTCTTGCTGAAACACTTATGCTAGAAAACCCAGCATTCTCCCGTATCTACTACGGAGTATTCGCTGGACAACTGGAAGGTTAATATAACGTGGCAGATAAAAAGTTTGCATCTTCACCTGGGGTGACTGACCTACGTAGCGCAGGCTACAATGCAGGTTACAGCACAGGCGCACCTACAGCCTTTCAGCAAGTCGCTAGTGGTGTATTAGGTGGAACTGTAGGTACTGACCGATGGACCAACGTAGATGACCCATATGTTAAGTTCCTTTATGCTGCAGATAGTTCAGCAAAGAATGCTGCCTTTCAGAACATCTTTCGTGGTCTTGTAGACCAAAAGGCTCCTGCTGGTAGCGGTGCTCGTAATGCTTGGGAGTATCTCCAGGGCACCATGCGTAAGATTGGTCTATCTTCGGCTAAGACCACTCTAGGAATACCCGCTCCGCAGGATATGACGGGCTTAGAGAACGTTATCAGGGCTACCATAGGTAGTAACGCCGTAGACCCTCTTGCGTGGCTCACATCGGCTGCTATGGGCTATACAGGCGGTAAGACAGTCAAGCAACCCGACACTACCCCTCAGTTTAACCGTCAGGTCCAAAAGGCTCTGCAACTCAAAGATTGGGGCGATTCTAAGAACGCCCTTTACGACACTTACTATGCTGCTTTCGGAGTTCCACCCGCAGATGACTTGGTGTCCAAACTGGAGACTGCTTGGAATGCTGAGATGAAGAAGCAGACTACCGCTACTGTAACTGAAGGCAAAACAACCTTCAAGCCTGTCTATGATACAACTAAACCTATCTATGACAAGAGCAAACCAGTTTTGACCAAAAACGGCAATCCAAAGAAGGATGCTAAAGGCAACATCGTATACCAGCAAAAGGTAGACAAAGACGGCAATCCTGTTTTTCAACAGAAAAAGAACAAGGCTGGGGTCTTGCAGTACGAAAGCGTTTATACTGCAACTACAACTACTGCTGCAGAAGGCTTCACTGCTGGAGAGCAGGAACAGTTCCTGGCTGACTTCCTTAAGGCTAACTTCCCTGAAAGTGATTTTAATGCCGAAAACATTGGTGGTGCAGCCAAGGCTATCTACGATGATTTAGTAAATGTTCATAACAACAACTATAGCGAAGTGCCTTCTTTCAATAAACTTGGTACCGTCATCAAAAACGCAATTGGTTCTGCTGACGAAAATGTAGCAGCAGAAATTATACGTCAGTATAAAGACGATGTCCGTAAGTCTACCTCTACAAGATACATGAGCCTTACAGAAGAACTTGCTAATGGTAAAGATGCTAAACCTATTGTGCAAGGCTTGCTTACCGATATTAGCAATGCTCTTGAAACAACGATTTATGAAGATGACCCGTTGATGGTTCAGATGCTCAACTTCAAGGATGAAAAAGGTAACTATCGTTTGCCTAATGACCTTGAAAAATTCAATATCCTGGATAACGACCCACGCAATGCTTTCACTTCACGGAAGAAAAATGAGGCTATCGACTTGGCTCAAACACTAAGAGGTAGGTTACAGCGATAATGGCTAAACCTTTAACACAGAAGCAACTTCAGGCTCAATTAAAAAAAGCCCAAGAAATGCTAAAAGAAAGAGAAACTCAACTAGCATCTCTTGAGCAAACCTATGCAGCGCTGACAGAAAAACCATCTCCTACTTCCACATCAAATCGAATTGTTTATGGAGAAGATTATCTTGATGCTTCTCCAACTCGTCCTGTTGTAAAAGTTCCTGCGGGTTCTACTGCAGCAATGCTTGCAGAAGAAGCAAAAGATGCTCTTGCTGCTAGGGCAAGCACTGCAGCAAATCCTTTACTTAATGACCCATATTATAAGGTTGACCCTAAGACTGGTTTAAGTCCCGCGCAAGCGGAAGCCCAGAAGGCTGAAAGAGAAGCGGCAGCAGCGTTACTTGCTGCTAAAACAAATGCTGCTAAACTTGCTGCCACGCTAGGTGCAAATATAGACCCTAATACTGGAAAGATTGATGCTGCTACAATAGACCCAGAAAAAGCAGCACGGTTTAATCCAATGACTGGTAGATTAAATGTTACCAGCAATACGCTAACAGGCAATGGTAATACGGATACTAGTGGAACAACAGATACTTCTACTGGACGAACTACAAACGTAGATGTTCTTAAATCGCTACTTCGTGGCATGGGCTTCAGCCTTAGTCTTGTAGATTCATCTGCTGACTTTTTGAATAGACTACTCAAGGACGGACTAGACTATGATAATGCAATTGCTATATTCTTGGATGCTAAAGAGTATACATTTAAGAACGGAAATAAAACACAATCACCTTTCTACGCCTCTTACGGATACCTTAACGAGGGACTTACAGTACCTAAGTCTGCTGCGGAACTCTTCAATGCAGTTGAAGGATACAAAGAAGTCGTAGGTAAATATAATCTCAATAGCAAATACCTAAGCAGTGACTCTTTGAAGAAGTACGTAAAGAACAACGTATCCGTTTCTGAACTTGATGAGCGTGCTAATGCCGCTCGTCTTAAGGCTGTTAATGCCGACAAGGCATATACAGATGCTTTACAAGCACTAGGGTACATCAAGACTCCTGCTGACCTTACAGACTTCTTCCTTAACCCAGATATTGGCAAGGAAGCACTTGAGCAAAACCGTGCTACGGCAGCATTCTCTACTGAGGCTATCCGTCGTGCTCAACAAGGTGTCAAATTTGATGCTACACGATTTGGAAAGATTTCTGCAGGTCTTGTAGGTCAAGGATTGAGTGAGGCTCAGATTGGCGCTATGGCTGCTACTGGTTTTGAAACAATCGGTCAGCAACTAGCACCTCTTGAGAAACTAACTGGAATATATGAAAGACCACTCACTCCAGATGCTTACATAACTGCTGACAAAATCCAACAAGAACTTGAAGCAGAGCAGTTCCTTGGGACTGCATCAGAACGCCGCAAGAGACTTAAAGAACAAGAAGAAGCGGCTTTCCAACGTGCTCCTGGTACAACATCGTTCTCGCTAAAAACAGGAACAGCGGGACTTCTATAGAATCCTGACGTGGACCAACCAGCCCCACGCAGTGTAACAAGACTGGCAGTACGAGCCAATATGGACACCCCAATCTGTATTGAGGCGTGCGATAACTACTAATGATGGGAGAGGTTGCTATGAGCAACAATCGCGATAACTACTGGGAAGACGACGAAGAAGACGACGATGTACAAGTCGATTTCGGAGCCGCCGATACTGACCTCGTTAAGAAACTCCGTAAAGCCCTCAAGGCTGAACAGAAACGAGCAAAGGAACTTGAATCAACTCTAGGTGAGTTGAGCAAAGCCCAAAGAGAGCGCGTACTTAAGGATGTTCTTACATCCAAGGGTGTCAACATGAAAGTCGCTAAATTCATTCCGACTGACCTAGATGCTTCTGAAGAAGCAATTAATTCATGGTTAGAGCAGAATGGTGATGTTTTTGGATTTGAAATCCAGAAAGAAGCACCGATTGCTCAGCGTGATATTGCAAGTCTACGTCAAATGGATGTCGTGACCCAAGGTGCTGTATCACCCGAACGAGCAGATGAGTTCGCAATGAAAATCGAAAACGCAGAAAGCGCTGACGATTTGATTGCTTTCCTACGCTCGCAATAATATCCGTTCATAGTCTAGGAGACTAATCAAATGGCTAATGCCTATGTATCAACAGGTTCCTCCTCACTCGGAGGTACCGCTGGTGCCGCAGGTCTAGTTCAGAAGGCGTATGACCGCCTTCTTGAGTTCGCTCTCCGCTCAGAACCTCTAATCCGTTCTGTCGCAGATAAGCGTCCTGCACGCCAGACTCAACCAGGTTCAACAATCGTTCTACAACGTTATGTTGACCTTACAGCAGCAACAACTGCTCTTACCGAAGATGCTGACCCAGATGCAGTCGGTCTATCGACACCTACATCTGTAACCATTACTCTCAATGAGTACGGTAACTCAGTTCTCGTAACTCGTGCGTTGGAACTCTTCAGCCTTGCTGATGTAGACCCAGCAATCGCAAACATCATTGCGTACAACCTTGCAGATTCTATCGACAAGGTTGCAATGGCAACACTCCGCGCTGGTACCAACGTAATTTACGCAGGCTCCACCGCTACCTCCACAGCAACAATCACTGCTGCTGCAACAATGGCTTCTGCAAACATCCGTAAGGCTGTTGCTAAGTTGCGTGGAAACAACGCTAAGGGACGTAAGGGCAACCTTTACTGGGTCGGTATCCACCCAGAAGTATCCCATGACCTCCGTGCAGAAACAGGTTCTGCTGGATGGCTCATCCCTCACCAATACGGCGCTAACCAGAATGAAATCTGGGCAGGCGAAATCGGAACCTACGAAGGTGCTTACTTCGTTGAGACCAACCGTATGTTTACTGCTACCGATGGTGCTTCAAGCGCCAAGGTATACCGCACAATCGTTGCGGGTCAGCAGGCTCTCGCTGAAGCAGTTGCTGAAGAGCCACATACAGTTATCGGACCTGTAGTTGACAAGTTGATGCGTCACCGCCCAATGGGCTGGTACGGCGTACTCGGCTTCGCTCGCTACCGCGAAGAGGCTTTGTACCGCATTGAAAGCGGTTCTTCAATCGCTTAGTTGATTGACTGTCGGGCAGAGCCTTGAAACTCTGCCTGGCGGTGAGTCCATTAAGGAGGACTAATGACAGATTACATCTTCAGGACACCAACTGTCCGAGAAGGTCCTGCTGGACTACATAGGTTGTTCTTTTTCTACAAACTAGACCGCGGGATAAGCATCGTCAAATCTGGTGCCACCTACTCACGAGTACGGTACCTTTTAGATGAGGACCTAGCGGACTATGATGTGGTATACTTGGGTGGCAGAAACCATGTCGTAAGTGAGGCTACAAAAGCCGAACTTATTGCTGGTGGCGTAGGAATAACAGAAAGTAACTTTACTGCGATATGAAACATTGGGAGCACCATCCCGAGCCAATTGAAGGTTGCTTTGGTTGCAAAGCATTAACTCTTCAGATGAACGCAGGGGACGCAACACGAGATATTCCAGATAAAAAATGGAATGCTGAACTACAAGCATACAGAGATGCTAGAGCACAAGGCATACAGCCTAATAGCACAAATATGCGAGACATTCAGGCAGCACATAAGGCATCAGAAGTACTAGGCAAAGCCTATGACGGTAACACGATGCCGAAAGCACATAAAGTAAATAAGGGCGTAGCCGAAGTAATGAAAGAGATAGGGGCATAGTATGCCAATGGTCGAAGGTAAGAAGTTCCCTTACACCAAGAAGGGGATTGCTGCTGCTAAGAAGGCTTCTAAGAAACACGAGAAGTCTGAAGGCAAAATGGAACGCATGATTGAGTACGGCAAGAAATCAAAGAAGAAAGCCGCTCCAAAGAGAAAGAAAAAGTAATGGCAAAGAAACCTAGAAAAACAGGTGGGATTACTAACGCTAACGCTAAAGCCCACGTTGCCGAACTTTACAGAAACACACGGTCAATTACCTACAAGCCAAACACCAAACTTGGTGGACGCGAGATGGACCCAACAAAGATTCCAGGTTTTAAGTATGGTAAAGGAACGGTATGAAGAAATCAGCGAAGCATCCAGGATTCAAAGCGGTCCAGAAGAAGATTGCTCGCAAGTCAGGTGTGTCGATGGAGCGTGCTGGTGCAATCCTCGCCGCATCATCTCGCAAGGCAAGCCCTGCTGCGAAACGCAAGAACCCACGCCTCAAGAGAGTTAGAGGCAAGTAATGTCATCTGGACAATATAAAACCCATCGTGGTTTTAACTCTGTCCAGATTAAGGACGGGAAAGTAGTAAGGCTCAATAAGAACGGCACAGTAAGAGCAGTTCTAGGAAAGTACGGTGAGTATGGCAAAGACAAGTCGTGACCCACGGTTAGCCCGTGCTGGAGTATCTGGTTACAACAAGCCAAAGCGTACTCCTAACCACCCTAAGAAGTCACACGTTGTTGTGGCTAAACAGGGAAGTCAAGTAAAAACAATTAGGTTTGGCGAACAAGGTGCATCCACCGCAGGTAAGCCAAAGGCTGGGGAATCTCAGCGTATGAAGATGAAGCGCAAGAGTTTCAAGGCTCGTCATAGTCGCAACATCGCCAAAGGAAAAATGAGTGCCGCATATTGGGCAGATAAGGTCAAATGGTAATGGCTAAGACATACAAAACCGCTGATGCAGCAAAGGCTGCATACAAGGTAAAAAAAGCCGCACCTAAAGGTGGAGGCAAGGCTGCATCAGGAAGTAATCTTTACACTCCTGTAAAGCAGTCAACAATCGACAGTATCAAAAAGATGGGAATGACTGCAGCCCTTAAAAAGGCTGGCGGTTCCAGCAATGCTGAGTTCGTACAAGGCGTAAAGCGTATGTACGGTGCTAACCGTCTTGCTGCTGCAAAGAAGGCTGCTGGAGCAGTTGCTAAGTCTCCAGATGCCGCACGTGCTGCTGTAGCAAAGAAGCCAATGGCTAAGCCAGTAGCAAAGACTGCTGACGAAGCACGCGCTTCTGCAACAAAGAAGAAAATCACTATTGGTAAGGGTCCTAACAAGGTTACCCAAGTTCCAAAGTACACATCAAAGAATCCAAAGCCATTGAATCCAAAGGGCTTGTTCCCAGGACTTCTAGGCGGTAAGAAGAAGTAATGTCATACACTAAACCAGGTCTACGTGAATCCATTAAGAACAGAGTCCTTGCTGGCTCTAAAGGTGGTAGACCTGGTCAGTGGTCTGCCCGTAAAGCACAACTTGTAGCACAACAATACAAGAAGGCTGGTGGTGGATACACTGGTAGCAAATCAAAGAAATAGAAGTCCCTATCTAAGTGGACTAAAGAGGAGTGGGGTACTCGCTCTGGTAAGCCTAGCACTCAAGGTGCTAAGGCTACAGGTGAACGGTATCTGCCTAAGAAGGCTCGTCAATCACTCTCTAAAAAAGAATACGCAGCAACCTCTGCTAAGAAGCGCCGTGACACACGCGCAGGTAAACAATTTTCAAAGCAACCAAAATCAATCGCAAAGAAGACAGCGAGGTATAGATAGTGGCAGGTATAGCAGGTAGCACTCTCTGTGCAGAATTAAACCGTTTGGCTAACGGAGGAACATATCCCGCTAGAACAGCATTCCTTGATGAACAAGGCGCTGCCAATGCTTGGGCAGGTACTTCTGGTAAAGGTATCATCGGTGCTCTTAACTATGAGGCTGACAGTTCTCGTCAACCTAACAACTTCAAAAGTTTGAACGCAATCTGCAATGAACTTGCTGGAACAACTGGTAAATCTGCGGTAGACGCATTAAGGACCCTATAACTGTGGCAACAACATACGCTGATATTGTCAATGAAGTAATCATTAATCTGCAGGGCTATACCATGCAGCAGGACAGGGCTACAAGCCTTTCTGCTGCCGTTACAACCACAACAACTACAACCAGCAACGTATCCTCTACAACGGACATCGGTAAGGGTATTATTGAAATTGGTGAAGAGTTGATGTGGGTAGAGTCATTCGACCGTGTAGCCAATACTCTTACCGTCTCTCCTTGGGGTAGAGGTTATCTAGGAACTACAGCATCTACTGCTGCTACCAATGCCAAGGTAACTATCAGCCCGACTTTCCCTAAGCACGTAATTAAGCGCGCCGTCAATGACACGCTTCGTGCGATGAGTTCATCTATCCATGCTGTTAAGCAACTAACCTTTACTTACAATGCTGCTATCACAACTTATGAATTACTTGATGGTAACGGTAACAATGTTGAGGCTCAAGCAATCATTGCTGCTCACTGGCAAGAAGTAGGTCCTTCTAAGGAATGGCTACCTATCCGTAGAATTGACCTAGAGCCATACGCTGACATTTCAACATGGGGTGGCTCAGAAGCCCAACCAGCACAAACTGTAACGATTCGTGATTATATCACTCCAGGCAGAACTGTTAAACTAACCTACGCTGCTGACCCTGGAACTTTCTCATCTGATTCAGATGTCTTTACAACAGTTATAGGGCTACCCGAATCTTGTAAAGATGTGGTAGTATTGGGAACTATCTACCGCCTACTTACATTCTTAGACCCAGCACGTTCAAGCCAGACTAGCCCACAGGCTGATGAGATTGACTCTAAGCGTCCCTTTGGCTCTATTGGCGGAGTCATGCGTCAGATTTATGGTCTATACACACAACGTCTTAATGAAGAAGCAAAAGCGCAACTTCAGAAGTACCCTCCCCGCGTCCATTACGTCCGATAGGTAAACAATGACAGTACGTAAATACTCCTCTCGTGCACAGCAGACAACTCTTGCGTCTGCTATCACTGATACTGCTACCTCCATGACGGTAGTATCTGGCTCTGCAGTAATGGGTGGTAAGACCCTTACTGGTACCGAGACATATACAGTCGTCATTGACCCAGATACATCTCTTGAAGAAATTGTCAACGTTAAGTTGTACTCTTCTGGTAACTCACTTACCATTGAACGTGCTCAGGACGGTTCTTCTGCTGTAGCCCACGCTGCTGGTGCTGTGGTTCGTCACATGGTTATCGGTCGTGACTTGCAGGAAGCCAATACCCACCAAGAACTTACTAGCGCAGTCCACGGCATTACAGGTGAGGTTGTTGGTACTACTGATACTCAGACCCTTACCAATAAGACTTTAACTAGCCCAACTATTACTAACCCAAGCATTACTGGTGCTGGAGTAGACGCAAGCATTGTCTTTGAGGGTTCTACTGCGGATGCTTTTGAGACAACGCTTACTGTTACAGACCCAACTGCTGATAGAACAATCACTCTGCCTAACGCTACTGGAACGGTAGTTTTAGATACGCTTACTCAAACTTTAACCAACAAGACTTTGACCAGCCCTACCATCTCGGGCAGTCCAGTCATAACTGGTCTATCCAGCGCAGGTATGATTTCATCCTCTGCTACCCCTAAAGATTATGTAGATAGCATTCTAGGCT